TGATACTTGCCGTAGTCCACAGTGCTGCCGATGAACATGGTGTCCGTGGTCGCCCGGTAGGCGTGGTTCTCGTCACCGGCCTGCGTGAGTGACGACCGAAGGGCTCCAGTCGCTACGAGGATTGCCGGGTCGAGCCCAGCGGCCTGCTTGTACGCCACAGTGCTCTCGGCAAGCGGAGCCCACTTCCCGGTCGCGCCTGCTGCACCTTCCGAGGCGAACTGGTGCTGCTCCACCCGGAGGAAGTCTTCGTGGATGATCGTGAACGCGGGACGCATGTCGTCCACCGCGTGGGTGAACCGGACGAGGTTGCGGCTGAGCTCGGTCTCGCCGAAGACCTCGAGCTTGAGCTCCATCACCATCGGGTAGCCCTCCCGATGATGTAGGGGTCGCCCGTCATGGGGAAGCTGCCGACCGGCTTCATCGGTGCCCCAGCCTCACCAGGGTCACCACCTGCTCGCGTCACCGCAGCGACCAGGTTCTTGAGGTCGCCGTCGTACAGGTCCTTGAGTTGTGGATAGGGTGACCGCCCAGTGTTGATCTGCTCTGGGTAGTAGCCGAGCTCGACCAGCAGGGCTGCCCGCAAAGCAACGACGGGCTTGGCGTCCTCGAACGTGAGCGGAGGAATGTCTGGCCCAACCACCATGGCGACGTCGTTGAGAGCACGGGTGATGAGACCGGTCACCTCAGCGTCCGTCGGTCGTGTCTCCGCAGTGAAGGTGCCGACCTCTTGACCATTGGTGTCCTTGGTCCGGGCACGCAGCACGTTGGCTACGTCCTGGACCGCTGGAGCATAGTCTGAGGTCGGCACCTTCACTCCTGGTGTGAGATGGGCCTTACTGGGACGCGAAGTGTGCAGCGGCTGCCTGAGCGGCCTGGACGACGCCCTCGCGGACCTTGGCCCGCTTATCGCCCGAGGCTCGCAGGGCATCCGCCCGACGCGTCTCGGCATCGAGGATGACCTGAGCCTGGTCGGGGTTCTCGCTGAGGTACTTCGAGACGGCCTCGACATTCCCCTTGACGATCTCGTCCGGGTTGTCGTGGAGCTCTTCGCCCTCTCCCTCTCCCTCGCCCTCTTCCTCACCTTCACCGATGAGGTCCTCTTCCTCTTCCTCCACCTGCGCCCGCTCCTGCGCCCGCTCCTGTGCCTTCTTGATGTCGGACGAAATGCCACTCAGGAGCTCTTGCTGGGCTTCCATGCGCTCCTGGATGGTGTCGCGAGCGGCGAGGATCCGGTCGCCCAACTCAGGTCTGTCCTCCACTGCCTGGGCGATCTCGGACCGAGACGCCACCGACACCCAGGCGAGCAACTCCTCGTCGCTCGCCGTGTTGGGCAGCGGAGTGATCCGACCGAGAAGCGGGAGCTCCTCGTCGACGTCCACCGCAGCGCCGAGCGACTTGAGCCGCTTGGCCTCCTTGGCGGACACGTCGATGACCTGCGTGCGGAACGCGGTCAGCTGGACTGGGTTCTCCCCCGACTCATCGAAGTAGAACGCCAGGCCGTGCTTGATCTTGACCTTGGCCACGGTTGCTCCTCTCTACAGGCCCGTGGCCTTGACGACCGCGTATGGGTTCTGGACGAACATGACGGGACGGACCGAGCTCTGGACCCAGGTGCGCTGGGTCTCCTGCTCTCGCCACGTCTCCGTGGCAAGCGGCTGCTCGATCCGCATCTCGCCCAGCTGCCCCTCGGCCACGAAGTAAGCCGTGCCGACCGGGACACGGTTCGACGCGTACACCTCGTCGAAGCCGTTGTCCGAGAGCATCTGCTCGAGCGACGAGTTGGTCATCGAGTAGAACAGACGCAGGGCGTTGAGCTGGACCGGGTTGACCAGCGCGATGTTGTACTGAATGCCGAGCTCGCGCTGGTCGGCCATCAACTGCGCACCGGCGAAGTCCGCAGCGGGGGTCTGCTGCGGTGGCGTCGGGTTGGTGCCGTTGGGGATGGCCGTCTCCCAGTTGTGGCCGACGAACTCGGACGCGCCACCGTTGTTGGCGATGGCGTCGTCGAGCACCGCGACTGCCCGCGTGTTGAGCTTGCGGACGATCGTGTTGCCCAGACGCGTGTTCTGGTTGCGGAACGCGGTCTGGTCGTTGCGGTCCCGAGCTTCATCGGTGAAGTAGAACTTGCCACCGAACTTCTCGACCTCGGCGACGCGGGGTGCACGCCGGTGCGACGTGACGATCGGGAACTCAGCCCCAGGAGCCACCGGCTCCACGTCACGGTCGGTGTAGAGGTCGTTCTCCTGGATGACGTCGTAGACGACGGCACCACCCGTCACGCCGCCAGGCGACGTGAAGATCCGGTCCAGGATGAACCGCTGGAGCGTGATGTCCATCAGGTACGCGGTGATCCGCGTCGGCTGCTGGAGCATCAGGTCCACCGTGATGGTGGTGCCCGTGATGGTCGGTGCCGCGAGCGGGTGGAACACCGGCTCCGGGAAGGTCACTGACCCACCGGCCACCATGGGCAGGGAACGGCCATTGCTGTACTGGTACAGCCAGCCCTCCTGGCCCTTGTGAGATCCGCGCACGATCTGGGGACGGTCGATGTCCTCGATCACGCGGACCTTGGTCGCGTTGCTCACGTTGGCAGACCTCCTCAGGCCGTGTGGTTGGAGAGCATGACCTCGGCGTCGTCCCCGGCTGCACAGCCGTTCAGGACGACGCCCTGGGCGCGAGCGGCAGCGGCAGCTGCGACCGCAGCACCGTTGGCGTCGCTGGTGACCGAGTCGTCCGGGTTGAGCGCAGCCCCCGCGACGACCGGCATGATGTTGCCGGACTCGATGGTCTTGACGGTGACACGCTGGCCGATGGCCGCGTCCCACATCGCCACGCCGAGGACCTTGGCACCAGCACCGGCAGGGCCGATCTGGTAGAGTCCATCGGCGTTGCGACCGCCAGTCAGGACGACGAAGTGCTTGCCCTGGACGGCGATCGTTGGCACGCAGGTGAGCTCGTCACCATCTTCCTTGAACGGAATCGCGTCGTTCGCCATGTCAGTCGTTCACCACCTTCACGCGGGTCGAGACGGCGTTCCGAGCGGCCTGGACCCGAGGGTCACGCAGCCAGTTCTCGGGGTAGGCCGTCTCTGTGGACGGGTTGGGGTCGGTCCCTCCCGCGTTGCCGCGCTCGCTGACCGGGATGATGCCTTCCGCCATGCTGGACAGCATGACCTTGGTGCCCTCTGGGTCGGCATTCCAGAGGTTGCGGTAGTGATCGATGCGGGCTGGCGGGAACTTGCCCGCCTTCACCGCGTTGGTGAGAGCCGTCTCACGAGCGGTCTCACGGTCCCGCGCCTGCATCTGCAGCGCAGCCGCGACGCCCTGCTGAACCTGCGCCCACTGGGCCTCGTCCACCAGGACGGTGCCCGGAGGAAGATTGAGCGTCGCCGTCTGGCCCTCGGTCTCTGACGGCTCGGTTGCCGGTGTCGTCGGCTCGGCCGGAGCAGCCGGGGTCGTCGGCTCGGTTGCCGGGGTCGTCGGCTCGGTTGCCGGGGTCTCCGGAGCAGCCGGGGTCTCGGGCTCGCTGCCCTGGGCTCGGGCCAAGATGGCCGCGTTGATCTGCTCCTGCGTGGCACCGGGCTCCAGCCCGAGCGCACGCAGAGCTTCGTCGGTCAGCACGATGTCTTGCTCCTCCTCTGTGCTGTCGGGAAGGTCACCCTGCGTGCCCTCCTCTTCCTTGTCCTTCGCTCCGGCAGCCACGCGGTCGCCGAACGACGCGCACACGATCTGCCCCTGCTTGTGGACCTCGGCGAGTCCGCTGGCTGTGGCGGCGACGTACTCCACCTTGACCGGCGCAGGCTCTCCGAACGTGATGTTGTCGCTGGCATCGACAGTGACGTCGACCAGGTACAGCCCACCGTCATCGTCGTCCACGACAAGCTGGAACGGGTTGACCAAGACCTGGCGGATCCACCACCACATCTGGTTCCCATCGAGCGAGTCATAGAAGGCTCGCCGGACGTCGTCGATGCTGCTCGCCGCCTGGACCGGCTGTTGGGTCTGCCCAGGGGCTGCCGCTGCTACCTCCTCTCCGCGCCTGGTCTTCAGCCAACTGACCATGTCAGCCCTCCTCATCGCTCGGATGTATCCGGTGTCGGAAGATGCAGCCACCAGTTCCTGCACTTCTTCCACAGGTACCAGTGCGGGTGGCTCTTCTCCCCAGAGGATGGGGAGGTCCTCGAGTGTGCTGATCGCCGGGTAGGCGTCGCCCAGCAGGGCCAGAGCCGTCAGCACGAACGGCCACTTGTTCCCGGTGCGAGTGTTGTAGTCGAAGTAACCCTCAATGGACCGGCGAGGGTAGGCCGTCGGCATGACGGTGGCGAGCCATGAGGGAACACCCACCAGATCGCCCAGCAGAGTCTGGCCGTTGTTGTCGACCCTCATGTTCTCGATGCGCCCGAACGCGGGTTGGCCGTCAAAGCGTGGGTCCACATGCCCCAGCTTGATGACGGCGGTGCGGACACCCGGATCCTCCTGCGACTCAACTGCCGCGTTGAGGTCTTCCTCGTCCCACGTGAACAGACCCGTACTTGTCTCCCAGTCCTCGCCCGTCTCGAGTAGCTCGACGTTCGGGATGGTGACCAGCGCAGGGGTCCACTGTCCGGCGTTGACAGAAGCGCGGACCTGGCGAGAGATGGGGTATTGACACGGGCGACTTCGGGTTGCTACTGCTCGGAACAGAG